ACAAAGTCTTATTACCACGTATAATTATTATATGCAAATGATAAGAGATACAACTGGTCTTAATGAAGCTAGAGACGGTAGTATGCCTGATGCCAATGCTTTAGTTGGTGTACAAAAGTTAGCTGCTGCTAATTCAAATACGGCAACAAGACATATATTACAATCAATGTTGTATTTAACCGCTGAGGTTGCAGAGTGTTTATCATTAAGAATAGCTGATATAGTAGAATATTCTCCTACTAAAAATGCTTTTATACAAGCTATAGGTGCGCATAACGTTGCTACGCTAGAAGAACTTAAAGAATTACATCTTCATGATTTTGGTATATTTATTGAATTATTACCTGATGAAGAAGAAAGACAAATGTTAGAAAATAATATACAAGTTGCTTTATCAAAAGACTCTATAGATTTAGATGACGCTATAGACTTAAGAGCAACTAGAAATGTTAAACTAGCTAATCAATTGCTAAAGGTTAAGCGTAAAAAGAAAATGGAAAGAGATCAAGCTATGCAACAGCAAAATATACAAGCTCAATCTCAAGCTAACCAACAAGCACAGCAAGCAGCGGCTCAAGCTGAAATAGAAAAGAATAATGCTAAGGCTCAGTCTGATATACAAATAGAACAAACTAAATCTCAACTACAAACTCAGTTTTTACAAGCAGAGGTTCAAGGTAAAAAAGAATTAATGCAGTATGAATTTGAATTAAACTCTCAATTAAAACAAATGGAGCGGGAAACTAAAATGAGTGACGAAAAAATGAGAGAAGATAGAAAAGATCAAAGAGTTAACATGCAGGCTGATAGACAAAAAGAAATGATAGAGCAAAGAAAACAGGGTGATTCACTTAATAATTTTGAGTCATCAGGTAATGATATACTTACGGGGAACGCTGGATTTGAAGGTCCAGGTCTCTAATTTTTAATATTTTATAAAATTTTATTATGGCAGAAGAAAACGAAAATATCGTAGAGGAAGTTTCTAACGAAACTACCGAACAAGTTGAGCAACCAAACGTTGATCAACCTAGAAATGAAAAAGGTCAATTTAAATCTAAATTTGAAAGCGCTGGAGATGATAGCGTTGCAAAAGTTGACTTTTCAAAACCACCGACTATAGAAACCGAAGAGGTTAAAGAAGAGCCGGTTGTAGAGGAAACAAATGTAGTTGAAGAGGTTAAAGAAGAAGAAGAAGTAGTAGAAGATACTACTGACGAAACACCTGTGCTAGAAGAAATAACTGTTGAAGATTTAAAAGAAACAGAAGTAGAAGCTGTTGAAGAAAAAATTGAAGAAGCAATAACTGAAGCAGAGGAAACTGGAAAACCACTACCTGAGAACATTAAAAAACTAATGGAATTCATGGAAGACACTGGTGGTGATTTACAAGACTACGTAAACTTAAATAGAGATATAGAATCAATGGATGATTCTGAAGTACTAGACGAGTATTATAGAGAAACAAAACCTCATTTATCCATAGAAGAAAGAAGTTTTTTATTAGAAGAGAAATATGGTATAGATGAAGATGTTGACGATGAACGATCGACTAGATTAAAGAAAATAGCCCTCAAAGAGCAAGTTGCCGAGGCGCGAGCCCACTTAGACAGGCAAAAGTCTAAATACTATGAAGATATTAAAGCAGGAAGTAAACTTACTGAAGATCAACAGAAAGCTATTGACTTCTTTAATAGATACAACAAGGAATCTGAAGAGCAGAAGAAAATGTCTGAAGCTAATCAAAGAACATTTTTAAATAAAACTAATAATTTATTTAATGACAAATTCAAAGGTTTTGAATATAACGTCGGTGATAAAAGATATAGATTTAATATTAAAGATGTTAATAAAGTAAAAGAAACACAAAGCGACATTAATAATTTTGTTAGTAAGTTTACTAATAAAGAAAATTCAAATATTGAAGATGCCGCTGGGTATCATA